GTTCCAGTTGCTTTTTCGGAGCGCCCTGCTCAGTAGCTCGGTTGTAGTGCTCGTTGATGTGTGCCAAGAGCGCTTCAAAAGACTGGGTATTCGACTGGCCTTGCATCATGGCCCCGGCCTGGGCCTCGACGAGCGGCATCAAAATCGTCAGGTGAATCATGTGATTGTCACGCGGCGAGACGGGCACCGGCTGGCCCTTGGTGAGCACCTCCAGCTCCATCTGCTGGAGCCGCTGCTGCTCGGCCTGCTCGGTCGGGTCGTTGGCGGGCAGAAGGACCCGGCCCACGAAATCGCTGCCGACTCGCGCCGTGCCGTCCTCGACTTCGAGCGCCCGTCCGTTGTAAAGCGGGTTGCCTTTCTTCTCGTTGCAGAAGGCGGCAATCATCTGGCGCTCCTGGGGCGTCAGGTCCTGAACCGTCCCGGCCACGGGCTGCTTGGCCAGCTCGTCCAGCTCCTCGCGGGTCATCTCCTCCAGCAAAGTATCCTGGGCGGCCTTGGCGTCCTCGTCCTCCGTGTCGGGGTCGCAAATGCGCTTCTGGATGGTGCCCATCATGTCGGTGAACTGCTCCAGAAAACGGCGGATGCGAACGTCCTTGCCCTCTTCCTCGCGGGCGGCGAAAAGGTCCACCTCGGCCTTGGTCGTGCGCTCCCCGCCGAACTGCCGGGGGGACGTGCTGCCGATGAGCTGGTCCACTAACAGTCCGAAATACGCGTCGAGCTTCAGGAACGCGTCCACGTTCCCGTCGATTTTGGCCTCGATGGGCGTCCACCCGTTGGGGACGATGACCGCCGCGCCGAAGATGGTCATCTTGAAGGTGTGCAACCTCTTGACATCCCCCTGGAACATCGTTTTGCCGGAGAGCAACGAGCGGTCCACAATCTCGTTGCGGGTCCGGTCAATCATCCCGGCCATCTCATAAATATCCCGGCCAATACCCTTTGACCCGTGCATGGTCCCGTTGCCCTTTTGGAAGGCAAAAAACGACACACAGTCGTCCATCGAGTCAAAACGGTCGTCTTTGGAGAAAATGGCCTCAAGCTCTGGCCCGGCCATGGTATAATGGCTAACCTTCCCGGTAACCTCACGGACAAGAAGGTGGTAAACGACAATGACTGAGGCACCGGCCATGTAACTAACACCGATGTTAAGCTCGCGTATGGCATTTTGATACCACGTTTCAAGGGTTCCGCCGATATTAAGCAGGTCCCGAATCTGCGAGGGGCTCGCCTTGTTAATCGCGTTGATACAGCCTTGAATGTCATAGCCGACGGCCTCCGCCGCCTCTTGGTCCTTTATTTTGGCGAACAGCTCATGGGGCAGGAGGATTTCCTTGAGGGACACAAACTGCGCATACCCGGCGGTCTGTTTGCAGCCATCGGGGAGAAAATTCTCGTCCTGATTGAAGTGGACCGGCATCCACGTAAACTCATCGAGCCACGCGCAGACGGTGTGGCCAAAAAGCGCGTTGTCGAAGGCGATGTCCTCGACCAGGGTCCGCCAACCTTTCTTCTCGCGGCAAACCTTGGTGATGGTCTCGCGGAATTTCTCGGTCTTCTGGGTGGCGTTCTGCCACTTGTTAGAAAGCGTCGCGTTGGTGAGATACTTGAGACCGTTGAGAGCGTCGCAGAAGCGCGGGGCGACCTTCTCAATCATCAGCGGGAGCGGCTTGGTGGTGAAGTTCTGCTTCCAGCCGAGTCCCTCGGACTCCAGCCGGTAGGAGTCGTATGGCCGCTCCGCGTTATACTTCGCCAGGATGCGGCTGTTGACAATCTGCCGCTGCCGGTTCGCGATGATGATGGTGCGGCACACGTCCCGCGCCTGCCCGATGTTCTTTATGCTCCGCTGAGTGGGCTTGCCCTTCTCAGTGAGCTGCGGACTCTGCACCAGTCCGCCCATCGCATTCATGCTGCGAGGATTAGTAACCGTAATAGCGTTTTGCGCGCCGTCGTATGCCATAGCTAGTTAGTAGTGCGGTTTTTAACCAAGCTGGTCAAGCTTGGCTTTTTGCGCCAAATTCGTCCCCATCGCCGGTCCGGGCACTTCTCCATTGTGAGCGCCAGCTTGCCCGAAAGGAAGCACGAGCACAGCTCACACTGGCCCGTAACGCCGGGCTCGGTGTCGTCGCCGTCCACCCGGGACGGGCACACCCGGCATTGCATCCACCGAAAAGCCTCCTCCTGTTCGGTGGTCAGCACGCGGTAACCTCGCAGCCAGCACCAAGCGGCGCGAGCCATCGCGGCGACGAATCGAAAAGGGTTCGGGAAAATCACAGGGTCCGCTTCCTCCAGCAATGCCCCGGCGCGCTCGGCAGCTCCGCCCGCTGCTGGTCCAGCCAGACGGAAGTGGGCAGGTCTTCCCCCGTGACGGCGCACCCGTTTAAACGTGAATCAATCAGACGGCTGCCCCCGAGGATTAGCTTGCGGTTCGCTGTTAGCGTCGCCCGGCAGCTCGCGCAGCCCTCCGGCAGCCCCACGTTCTCCGCGCACGTCACGCACACCCCCGCCCGGGCCTTCGCCTCGCCCTGCTCCACGAACTTTAGCGCCTTGTGGGTCTCCACGGCCCGGCGCACGAGGTTCAGCCATGCCAGGACCCGGCCCTTGAGTGACACCGTCTTGCGGGCGCGTATCGTGGCCTCGTTCTCCTCCGAGCAATAGCTGGGGTTGAGCTTGCACGCGTAGGCGGTCACCTCGGCTTCCGGGTTGCCCGGAGGAAGCTTCGCCCGGCGGCGGTAGTTCTCGACTTTCTTCATGACGCCGAGCCACGACTGGCCGACGAAAAGGGTGCCGTTCGCATCCTTGAAGCGGTATCCGTCTTTGGGATACATGTTGATGTTAATCGCTATCATACACTCTCAATCTGGCGCTGGTCCAGCCAATCGGTTTGGGTCGTCGGGTCCCGGTGCGGATTGCCGGGGAAGGCGGCATCCTCCCACCCGTCCTGCCCCGTGTCGCTCATTGTCGCCTCGGAGTCGCCCTTCATGGAAAACACCGCGCTGCTTCCCATGCGGCACGCGTGAACGAAGAGGGTCAACGAGTCGGCCTCGTCCGGCGAAGGGTTGCCCCGGCTGATGTAGTCCTTTTTCGACTCAATGCGCTTTTTCTTCCCGGCGCTGCGAAGCTTGCGCTGCGTGACCTGGGTGAGGAGCTTATCTAACGCTAACACAGGGCCAAGCATGAAGTAACCGAACTCCCCGAGCATTCGCAGCGCAAACCAAAGCTCCGTCCAGATGCGGTCGAAATCCTCGTCGCAGGTGTGGGTATCCTCCTGCATTATCTTCGTCTTGGACGGATTCTCCATGTAGTTGATGTCATGGATGGCCGAGGACCAGAGATTCTTGATAAGGTCCGCCGTGCCCGCGCCCGCGCCGGTCCGGTCACAGGCAAAATACTCGGGCCGCACTCCGGCGCGCTTGTTCAGCTCGATGATGCGCTCGGCCAGGGCCAGGGAGTCGCCCTTCGGGAGAATGAATTGCTGGTCTGCCTGGGCGCAGAACCGGGTTATGCTGTTCATGGACCGGTCCTGAAACATGAGCGTTCGACCGTTAGGCTGTGCGAGGTTCGGGGGCAGCTTCACGCCCGTCGCGATGCCACACTTGCCGAGTGTGTAGACCGCGTTGGCCCCGCCCTCCAGCGCCAAGTCGCACCCGGCGGCGGGCTGCGGCGACGAGAGCCAAATATATTCCCCGCGCATCTTGGCGAACTGCCCGGGCGGGATGAGCGCCATTTCAATTCCGGTCGGAGGATATGCCCCGCGCCCCATGGACATATACCCGGGGGACTGGGTGCCGCCAGCGTTGAGCGCGATGGCCGCGAGCCCTTCGCGGGTCTGGAGCCCTGGGTAAACCGTGGTGCCCTGCAAGACGTTCTCGCTCTTCTCGCCATCCAGCCGGAGCACGTCCCATCCCCTGGTGGACTTCCAGCGGTAGTCGTTGTCCACGTCGAACGCGTCCCACCCCTTGACCGGCTCGGCCCGCTTGCCCACTTGCGCCGTGATGTCGGTCGGGTTGTAGGCTCCGAAAATCTTGAAGCCGTCCGCGCCCTCCTTGGTTACCTGGGAAAGGATATTGTCAATGTCGGTCCACAGGCCGCCGGGGACGTTCTCGATTTCGTCGATGAAGATGAACATGCGGGACAGCGCGCCAAATTTCGGATGGGGCGATGGCCGGGGAATGCGTTTAGCACCCTGAATTCTTCCCGCCTTTTTTGTCTGTCCCACCGGAATAACAACTCCCTTGATGGCCGATAGTTGGTCCCGTCGTGAAAAACCGATAAACAGCTCACCCACTTCACCGGGCATGGGTAGCGTCGCGGAGGAGTGCAGCCGGACGAGATGGGAAAACAGATTCGCCTCCAGATGGTCCTCAC